AACAATCTAAAGATTTGTGTAAGTAAATTCTTTTCTTTTGAATCTAGCTCTTGCCAATCTTTAACATCTGTATGTAAAGGTACTGACTCCGGCATCCAATGCATTTGGTTTTGTAAGACATAGTAGTCAAACATCCAAGGATTGTCGAATGGTTTGTAGTAATCTCTTGTGTCTAATAAGCTCATCTGTTCTCCTTGTTAAATCTCTTAACTAAATATTTTAAATTTTCAATTACATATCCTGCGTAATCTTTTGTTTTTGAGAATGGGTCTTTATGTTCATCACAATAATCAAGCCACATCCTACTTGTAAAGCCTGAAAACTTCTGACTAAACACATCTGTAAACTCTTCTTGTTTCATTTTGTTTCCTTTGGTAAGTATACTAAAATTTCTGAATTACATTTAGTACATTTTAAATTTGTTTCCATTTGGAAGTCTTCGCTTTCATGACTAATGTCCACGTCACCTCCCCATATTACTTTGTTTCCACAGTGCCAACAATCCATCATTTATCCCTCACAAGCTATACACTCAGCATCATCTAATTTAATACGCTGAACTTTAATGTTTACGTTCTCTGCATTTCTAGCAGCATTAGTTCTAAAGTAATACAAAGACTTTAGTTTGTTCATACCATACCAGTGTACATCATTTACGTACTGCATGTACTCATCGTGTACTTCCTGTGGCTCTGTAGCTTTTGGCAGTGTAAAGAAAAGATTAACAGACTGTGCTTGGCAAATAAACTCTTGTCGTTTAGCTGCATGTTCTATAATCCATATCTGATCTATCTCATTAGCAGTCTTAAATATTTCTTTCTCATCATCTGTAAGAATATCAAGGTGCTGTACTGAACCCTCGTTACCTGCAATGTCTTTCCACAATGCAGTCAACTCATCTTTCTTTAAACCTTTATCTTGTAATACCTCTTCTAAGTATTTGTTTTTTACTTGGAACGAACCTGAAAGAGTCTTGTGCGTATAAACGTTAGCACGATATGGCTCAATCGAAGGAGAAGTACCACCACATATGATACTAGAACTAGCGTTAGGAGCAACAGCGAGTAGATGAGCGTTCCTCCTGCCACTGCCACTGACATCAGGAGCTTCACCCCTTTCGTCTGCAAGTCTTTCAGAAGCTTTGGTTGCCTGTTTTTTAATGTATTTAAAAGCTTTATAATTGAAACCCGTAGCGAAGATACCTTCAAAAGGAATGTTGCGTGATTGGAGATACGAATGGAAGCCCATCGCACCGAGACCCAACGACCTTTCTCTATAAGCAGAGTAGGCAGATTTAGTAAAACCCTCCCTACCTTCTTTAATATGTTTTTTAAATCTTTTAAAGTTTGCATTGTACTCTCCTAGACTGTCTGTGTCTACTGCATTGTCTATATAATGTTGAAGAACGTTGTCAAGCATGGTAATTAAATCTTCAATAAACATAGGATTTTCTGACCAGTCGTCAAAGTATTCTAAGTTTACAGAAGACAAACAACATACTGCTGTTCGTTCTTCATTAGTAGGTAAAGTTATTTCAGAACATAAGTTGCTCTGTTTAATCTCTAGTCCTAAAGCTTTTTGTTCTTTTGGTAAGGCTTCGTTACATGTATCTATGTTGACCATGTAAGGCTCACCTGTCTCTGCCCTAGCATTAATGATCTGCCACCATAAATCTCTAGCATTTACAATCTTAGTAGGCTCGTTAGTTTTAGGGTCTATCAATCTAAAGTCTGCATCTTCTTCAACAGCTTTCAAGAACTCGTTGGTAATGTTGATACCGTTGTGAAGATTAAGATTCTTCCTGTTAATATCACCACCAGATTCTTTACGCATGTTGATGAACTCTTCAATCTCTGGATGAGATATATCCATGTAAGCTGCATAGCTTCCACGTCTTGTAGTGCCTTGATTAAAGGCTAACATCTGTGAATCTACGACATGTATGAAAGGAATTGAACCAGTAGAACGACTCCCGTGAGTAGTAGATATACCGTTACTCCTAATGTCACCCCAATATCCACCAATACCTCCACCCGAAGATGCCAACCATATATTTTCATCATAGTGATCTGATAAACCAGTCCTGCTATCAGGTACATAATTAAGGAAACAGCTAATAGGAAGCCCACGACTTGTTCCCCCGTTGCTAAGTATAGGAGTGCTAAACATGAACCAGCAATTGGAACTGTAGTGATAAAGCCTTTGAGCCAATTCAAAGTCTGTGTGACCTTTGTATGTAGCTGCAAAGACTGATGCTCTTGCGAAGGCTTCTTGTGCATGTGTTTCATTCTCCCATAAGTATCTATCCTTAAGTGTATCAAGACTAAACTTATCTAATAGTTTTTCATTACTGTAATTAATTTTTATACCAAGGTATTCTTTTATACCTATTTTGTCTTCAATCATCTTGAATGTCCTGTAAATGTATAGCTATTATAGCATAATGAATTATTTTAAGCAAGTCTTTTTGGTCATGTCCGTTCTTTTTTCCATACCTCATAGCATACTTTATAATATTACCCATACAAAATCCTTCACCATGTCCATTATCAAATATAACATCTGTTGCTTGATAATCTCCATAAGCATAATGTTGTTCATAAGTTTTATCTACATATCTTTGTATTTGTTTTATTGTTTCGCCTTCATTAAATTTATAATCCATAGTTACTCCATTCCATAGGTAGTGTGTCTTCACTATACCACCTAAAATTGTTTTTCTCAGCCCATTCAGCATGGGTACGTTTTGTTCTGTCCTTTCTCATCTTAGCTCCCGGCATAGGTGCATAAGGTTTTTGAAATAAAAACACTAACTCAGTGTCCTTTGGTAGTGCTGTTCTTATATGTATGTACTTACTATACTCAGGATAGTCCCAAAACCTGCCTTTAGCTTCAAGTAAAATAGTTTTACCATTAATTACTTTAACAAAGTCTGGTTCATATTTGTGTTTAACAATGTAATCATACAGTTCCCAATGATGTTCCCAATCTTTAAGAACTGTCTCATGTAGTTTAACTTCCCATAAACTATCGTATCCTTTAGGTACACCTGTTTTTTTAGGTCTTGGTTTACGAGGTTTTCTAAATCCTACCATTATAATACAAGCCTAGATGAGTCATAGTTCTTGACTAACTTCCAGTAAGTTAGCATAGCATTAAACATTCCTAAGTGTTTGCTTTGTGATTCTCTGTCCCAAACAAACGGAAGTATAAGACCTGTATCTTTTCTGTCTACAAATATAGATACTCGTTCGACATCATCAAAGCCACAGCCTTGAGCATATGCTGACAACTGCATTCCATGTTCATCGAACACCAACTTCGCTGGGTCTTTACCTTTTAGATTATCTTTGGTTTTAAAATCTATAAATATTCCTGACTTAGAATACAAGTCTATCTTTCCACCATAACCTGCATCAGCACAGAAAGAATCTTCTGCTATCCACTCTTCGTTAGGAAAAGCTTCATCTAAATACTTCTTGATTGCTTTGTAAGGTTTAGTTTTAGTCTTACCTAAAAAACCTTTCTCAATCATACCATGTATCTTTGTCCCTTGCTGGGCAGCTTGGATACCTACTTGTTTAGAATCTGTTTGGCATCTGTAATAAAAAGACTCAATCGTTTCGTCCTCTCCTTGCTCTAAGGTTAGGAAAGAATTAAGTAATTGTTTTTGTTTCCAAGTCTCTAAAGATGGCTTGGCTATAATACCCATGATAGTTGTCACAGACGGAACTAAACCTAAAGACTTAGCATCTCTGAGTGTAGTGTTTCTTTCTTTACCATTAGCACCTATGATAGTATACATAGGCTCACCTTCTTGGGTATACCAGTGTCCTGATTCAGACTTAAACTTATTATAGTTGTCCTTCACCAAGTTGTCAAGTTCTTTTTCTTTAGTCATTAGTTATTCCTTTTTCTTTGTATAACTTTTTGTAAAAGTTACCTACTGTTAATATTTGTTCAGGTGTTGCTTGGTTTTTAATTGAGTTAGCCATAAGAGAAACAATAATAATATTATCTTTTACATAACCTTTCTCAGGCACTATCCTATCTAAAGAAGGAGAATTTTGCCAGTTGTTTTTACCTTTACCTTTACCCCACTTTTTTCCTTCTTTATTTAATTCAAACTTAATTCCTAAGATAGGACATTTATCTGTTACTAACTTTCGTAAATCATGAATGCTTAGATCATAAGGAACATTGTTTTTTCTAGCTCGACCTCTAGCTCCTTCTTGCATATCTCTAAGGTGTTGGCTATCTCCTACCTGTTTTAATTTTCTATTTTGCTTTTCTTTTTTTCTAACATAAGATTTAATACAAGAATTACAAATACGTTTTCCTATTTGCATATTACTAGGGTAAGTGTTACCTTTAGGGTTAGTTACTCTACTACCTGCAACTAAAACTACATCACAAACCCTACATGTTTTAGTGTGTTTCACTCCAATCTCCTCCTATTTTATATTCACCATCAAGAGGACATCTCATATTAAAATGTTCTCCTGCTTGTTTCAAGCTATCTACTGCCAGTTGTCCTACCTTGTTAGCATTACATTCTGGTACTTCAATCTGCCATTCGTCATGAATGTTAGCTACAAACTTATGTGGTACACCATTTATCTTAAGTCTTGCTTCAAGTATCTCTAATGCTTTCTTCATTACAATAGCACCACCACCCTGTAATAAACTATTTAATGCAGCATGTTCGTGTCGTATATAAATCTTACGACCATCTATACCCATTAAGTATCCTCGTTTTGCAGCTCCTTGTACTTTGTCCTTAAGAGTTTTAAATGTGGGGAGATTATCGAGAAAGCGTTGCTTAAGTTCTTTACCCTGCTTTCTTGATCCTCCAACCACACTCCCAATCTTTTCATCTCCTGCTCCGTATACGAGGGCATAGATGAAAGTCTTTGCTGTATCTCGTGATTCAAGTCCTGCAAGTTTTTGATTAGTTGTGTGTATGTCTCCGTTGACCACTTCATGTATGTACTCCTCATCGTTCATATAGTGTGCTAACATTCTAAGTTCTAGTCCTGAAGCATCAACTCCAACTAAAACATTCCCATCTTCTACAGTCCAACAAGCTCTACATTCTTTACCGAAGGGACTGTAAACAGCCGGTACTTGAGCCACATTAGGATGGTTATGAGACATACGACCAGTAATAGTTCCGTTAGGAATGACTGAACCATGTACTCTACCATCATCTTCTAGTGCATCCAACCATGATTGTATCTGAGCAATACGCTTTTGATACAGCAGGAAGTCTGCAATTAGTTTGGCTTCATGTATGTGGGTAATCTTTTTAAGTGTGCCTTCATCTACAATCGGCTGACCTGTAGGTGTAAAACGTTTAGGTTTCCAACCTACCTCAACAAGATACTCACCAATTTGTTTACGACTACCTAAGTTAAACTCTTTAAGTTCTTGTCGCATAAATGGTTTGTAGTTTTTTGTAGCTATACAGTTATCATATTCTTCAGTTCGTAATCCTGACTTAGATAACTCACCATCTTTCTTGAACTTAGGTACAACTAATTTTACATCAACCATTCTAGGTTTGAATGTGCGTTGTACTTCCTCGACTATTTCATTCATCTTAGTTTTAAGTTCAGCCAGTAAAGTTGTAGCCTGTCGTTCGTCAAATTTGAACCCATTGTTTTCTTGATCAGACATTATCCGAGCAACTCTGTGTTCAAGATCAATTGATTGTTGACTAAACCCTACTTGTTCTTGAAGTAATGCATAGTAAACTAATTCATTTAGTTTAACATCGTTGATACAATACTCGAGCATCTGTGGTGTATACTCATCAAAGTCTATAGGTTGCTCTTGCTTTGCAAAGTTTACCCGATAACCCCACGTCTTTAAACTGTGTCCGTTTTCTCGGATAGGTTTAAACAACCTAGACATAACAAGAGTATCTTCAATGTTCTTGTGATATAAATCTACACCAGTTAGTTTCTTAATAACATCTAAATCAAAACGTAAGATGTTGTGTCCGATTAATGTATCGGCACTACTAAGAAATGCTATACCTTCTGCAAGTCTGTCGGGTG